CGGTCAGCCTGTATCGGCTGTCCGTATCATACAGATCATGAGTGGCGGCATATGCGTGACAATGACCCAGATTCGTGGGCCGAGGCCCTAGAGTTTGACGACGCGGTCCGTGACTCACCCAAACGCAAGGGGATGGAGGATCAAGTATTCCTGCATCGTCAGCGTATCCCACTTCGCGAAGTGGATCTTTCAACACCCGAAGACCACGGGCAGTTGAGCTTTTTAGATGAGTGTGAGGGGATGTGTGGATTATGAGTTCAGATGAACACGCCGATGCAAAGAGAGCCTTTGCAGAGGGGCAGGAACTTGAGTTTCGTGTCAAGCCCGGAGCGGTAAGATACGGTTCAAAACACGAATGGTTTCCTTGCCGCAGTCCAGATTGGCACCCTAATTTTGAGTATAGAGTGAAGGAGAATCACAATGAGAAAACTACCAGAGAAGTATGATTATGCGTGTGTGGGGGTATCACCAGGTGCTACCCCTGAAGAGAACAAGCTTGTGTATGACGTTGAAGTGATTATTGATTTGGAGATGGCTTCAACTCAAAGATCCGAGGGCCAAGCTTGGGAGTACTTTTGGGACGAGATCGCACCCGAGTATAGCAATATTGCGATATTCATGATCCCAGGGGATGTCGAAATTATTATGTCGGAGTGGGACGATGCCTAAAGATAAAAGCACAATCAACTTCTTAGAACGCCTAGAAATGGACATGTTGGAGGTTGATTGGTGCGCCCCTGAAGTCTTCCCTGACCTCACCCAGTCCAAATACATCGCTGTGGATTTAGAGACATGTGATCCAAATCTCATGTCCTTGGGTCCCGGCTGGGCTCGGGGCGACGGTTTCATTGTAGGTATTGCGGTCGCTGCAGGTGATTTCAATGCCTACTATCCAATCGCGCATCAGGGCGGGGGCAATCTTGGCGCGGAGCGCGTGATCCGTTGGCTCAAGAAGCAGATGGCAACGCCACATATCCCCAAAGTTTTCCACAACGCAACGTATGACCTTGGGTGGTTACGGTATGCGGGGGTGGCGGTCGAAGGGAAGATCATTGATACGATGATCGCGGCGCCTCTGCTTGATGAGAACCGTTTCTCGTATTCACTCAACAATCTTGGGCGGGATTATTTGGGCGACCGGAAGAATGAGAAGATGTTGCGGGCAGCCGCGGTAGACTTTGGCATTGATCCAAAAGCAGAGATGTGGAAGTTGCCAGCCAAATATGTTGGGCTGTATGCTGAACAAGACGCCGCACTGACGCTCAAGCTTTGGAATCATTTTGAGAGTGAACTACAGAAGAACGAGCTAACCTCGATCTTCGAGCTTGAGAGCAGTCTCATCCCGTTAATGCTCGAAATGCGAGCCCGCGGTGTGCGTGTCGATGTTGACAAAGCAGAGTTGACTAAACGGCAACTAGCACAGCGAGAGAAAGAAATTGTATCTGAGATCAAGAGGCAGACGGGCATTTTGGTTGAACCCTGGGTGGCAACAAGCGTGGCCTCAGTCTTGGGACACTACGGACTTGAGTGCCCAAAAACGGATTCAGGTCAGCCGTCAATTACCAAGGCGTTCTTGCAGGCATGTCCTCATGAAATCGCGGGACAGATTCTCAAGCTTAGAGAACTGAACAAGGCAAATAGTACATTTGTGGACTCGATCCTGCGCTATTCACACAACGGTCGGATTCACTGTGAATTTAACCAGTTGCGTTCTGATGAGGGTGGCACTGTCACAGGGCGCTTTAGTTCAAGCAACCCCAACCTCCAACAAATCCCCGCACGAGATCCGGAGATTAAGTCATTGATTCGCGGCTTATTCATCCCAGAAGAGGGAGAGAAGTGGGGGTCCTTTGACTACTCAAGCCAAGAGCCGAGGTTATTGGTCCACTATTGCTCGATCTTGAATCGTAGTACACGCTTCAATACACGGGGCATTGATGACATTGTTTCGGCGTATCGTGAAAGTGACGTGGACTTTCACCAGATGGTAGCCGACATGGCGGGCATCAGTCGTAAGGAAGCGAAGATTGTCAATCTGGGGATCATGTATGGGATGGGACAAGGGAAGTTGGCAAATACGTTGGATATCACAGTACCAGAGGCGAAGGAACTACTGGATACATATCATAGTAAGGTGCCCTTCGTTAAATCACTCGCAAACGAAGTCTCCAAGCGAGCCCAAGAACACGGACAAATCCGAACCCTCTTAGGACGGAAGTGCCGGTTTGATATGTGGGAGCCTGCAAGCTTTGGGTACAACAAGCCCATGAAACTAGACGAAGCGCAAAAAGAGTATGGACCGAATATCCGTCGGGCGTTCACATATAAGGCATTGAACAAACTGATTCAGGGCTCTGCTGCCGATCAAACCAAAAAGGCAATGGCAGATTGTTATTCTGAGGGGCTTATTCCTTTGCTGACAGTGCATGACGAATTGTGTTTCAGTGTAAGTTCCGAGGACCAAGCTTCGCGGATCAAGGAGATTATGGAGACTTGTGTGGAGCTTCGGGTACCAAGCAAAGTGGATCAGGAATTGGGGAACAACTGGGGCGAGGTGGGTTGATCCCATAATGGGACATGCACTCTGTCCAACTGTTCCACTCTAGGTCTTTCTCCATGAAATCTAGTGGTTTCAGGCGCTTGGTTTTTACTTCTTTAAAATGAGAAACGGGTACAAAAAGTACCCGTTCTTGTGGAACTGCAACTAACGCGACGATGTCGCAGTCCTCTTGTGTCAATGGTTTCTTTGGATTCAATCCTTTTGAGACACAGAACTGATAGCCCGGACTATGCCTGTCCTTCGCACCTTTATTTCCTTTGAGCTGACTGCCTTTGACCTGTATTCGCCAAGTATAGTCATACGCAAAAGAAATAATGTCTGAAGTTCCGAGGTTCACGATCTCGGATTGTATGCCCATCTTGGCAAGACGGAGCAGACAGATGACTTCACCTATCCGCCCCGCTTCGATTTCTTTCATGGTTAAAAGTCAGATGAATCCTCACCTGTCTCCATCATGGTAGCTAAACGAGATGCTCGTAGACCTACTTGCTCTGCCCAACGACTGTCCATCATTTGATCAGACGCTTCAGTCCAGTCCCCTTCTTCTAGTGCAGCAATCATGTTTTTAAATTGCTTAAATCGCGGCATTCCTAAGTTAAACACCATGTCTACGACGACACGCTGACGAATAGGATCGAGGTCCGCGTACCAATCAAAGGTAGCAACCAGTTCGTCGGTCGCAATGTTTACGTCGTTTGAAAGAATGTAGTCAATCTCGTCGTCTGACAGCCCTCGCTCTTCGATGTTACGACCGACGCCAATGGTCAGATAACCTGCAGTACATTTGTATGGCTTATGCTCAACGCCTTCGTGTAAACGTAGCTGTGCAAACAGTCGTTGCTTATCCATTATTGACTCCCGAAGGTTGCTCTAGTTGCTGGATCTGGTACGAGGATAGGCGATACTTGTTGACGACTTTGTGACGGTGCACCTAAAACTGGTTGCAAACGCTGTAACCCAACCTGCTGTTGCATCTGTCGAGTCGGTGCACTTGGTACGCCTGTCTGTGTTAACTGGGCAAGGGTCGGGAACCCTGATGCCGTCTGTTGTGTAGCTCCTTCAGGAACTTCAGGTGACGGGCGGCCAAGACCTTGTGCTTGCATCTGTGCAGTCACTTCCCAAACCTGCTCAAGCGTACGACCTAACTGATCGTAATCAACACCCTGACCGGGACGGACGCCTGTTGGCCGAGTGATCAGCTTCAGATATCTACGACTACGCAGCAGTACCGATGCCGCTTTAATCGCACCGGCAGTAGTCAGTGTCGTCAATGGCGCGGTCAACATACCGACGACACCAAGAGAAGCTGCGATACTAGCAGGAGCCAAAGCGCCAAGACCTTTGATTGGTTCGTCTGACAATACGCGAGACGTTTTCGCAAACTCTTTTAATGCCTTGGTGGTTTCTTCACCAAACATTTCGTTAAGCGTTTTGTCACCGTAGTTTTTAAACAACGTCTCTAGCTTGCTTGAATACTGTCCGCTCATTAGCGAGTTGATAAACGTGTCACTTTCCACGTCTGGAGTTCCAGCACCTGCGATCAACCGCTGTAAGGACAATGTACGTACGTTTTCCATAATCGAAGGATCAATTCCGTCAAACAATTCTTTTGCTTGACGAATTTTATTTGCACCGTCCTTTTGAAAGATTAGATTAACAACACCTTCAAAGTTGTCTTCTTGGACGGCACGCTGAAGACTTGCAAGTAAGCGGTCGCCCTTAATTTCTTTCTGCTGACCAATGAAGGTATCAAGCATCCGACGCTGTTCTGCGACAGGGCGCCCTGCCATCGAGTTTAGTTGATCGGTAGTGAGCCGAGGTCCGGTGGTCGAGAGGTCACGTAAGATGCCCATGACATCATCGTAGTCTTTGCCGAACAACACTTTGCCTGTCTCACCAAGATTCGAGATCCGAGCCGCAATCTTCACAGGCTCATATTCACCAAAACCGTTCGCGGACGATGGTGCTTTGATAATTTTACTCAAATAGTCACGAGCCATTGTCTCGCGTACTGCTTGCTGAATCGAGGCACCTTGACCACGAGCATTAGCGACTTGAGTCGCAAACCGCTGACGATCTGCCAAAATCCCCTCGTAATGACGACGCAATGCATCGTCTTCAGGTAGGTTCTTGATCAAGTCACTCATTGGCACTTCTTGTCCGCGAGCATTGGTCACATTGACGTTTGGAATCACATCGTCGATAACCTGTGGCACCTCTAAGGCTTCTTTTCCTGTTGGCACAACCGTACGTAAAAACTGACGCAATACAGTCGGGTCATCGGGTTTAAGAATGAAAGTTTCGTCCAACAACATTGATGGCTTAAAGTTTTTTGGCGACTTTTTAAACGCCTGAAAGAGCTTGTTGGCCTCCATTTGACGGAATCGTTCGATGCCGTTGGAGTAATGACGTTGCGCCTTACGCATCATGTCGAAGCCTTCTTTCATTGCCTCGAACTCCGCACGCTTAATAAATGCGCCGTTGGGGCCTCTAACACCACCAACAGGAGGCGCTGTCGCGATTGCTTCACGAGCCACGGCC